CTAAAGAGTTAGGGTTAGGTAAGTCGTTCTTATCAATTAATTCAGCTGTTGCTAGAAACACAATATATGATAAATGGGTAGATGGTCGAAACTTTAGTGATAGAATATGGGCCAATAAAGGTAAGTTAGTAAATCAGCTGCAAACAACTATTCGTGACGGCTTCATACGTGGAGATAACTATAATTCATTATCTGATTTGCTTGTTAAACGCTTAGACGTAGGCTTTAGCGACGCGAAACGGTTAATATGGACCGAATCATCATTTGTTATGAATCAAGCAAGTGCACAGCCTTATATTGACGCAGGACATACGGAATATAGAATCAATGCGATCATTGATAATAAGACTTCGAAAATATGTAGACATATGCATGATGAAGTATTCAAGTTTGAAGATAGAAAAGTAGGAATTAACTTTCCACCGTTTCATCCTTGGTGTCGTACAATGATTGTAGGTGTAAAAGCACCACGAACGTTAGACGACATTAAAGATACTTCAGAAGAACAACACGAAGTAACCGATATTCCAGTAAATTACCGCAAATTCAATAACGTTGATGACATTAAACGTTATTGGAAAGAGAAAAAAGGGTATAATGAATGGAAGGATAATCTTAGTGAGACAGATTTAAAAGCTATAAAAGAATACACTGGTACTCGATACGATTTAATGAACACTCTTTTGAGAGAAGGTCCTCAATCACAATTAGATAGAGGAATACCTCAGTACAGTATTGATAGGTACTTTAAGATGATTGAAAATACTAAAGAAGCCATTTCACATTATGAAACTGAGGATGACTTAAAAGTATTCCGTGGAATCAGAGGCTCACTACCGTTCACGGAAGAGCTAAAACCAGGAGACATAACAATAATAGATAAAGCTTTTATGAGCACGTCTCTCGATGAAGAAGTTACGAAAAAATTTATGGATGAAGAAGGTATATTATTTGAAATAGATATTCCTAAAGGTATTAAGACAGGGAGTTATATGGAGGACGTTGCTTATTTTGATAATGAACATGAGTTCTTGTTACAGCCGAATACTAAATTCAAAGTAAAAGATATTATAATTAAAGGGAGAAAAAGACGTATTAAGTTGGAGGTGTTTATTGATGACTAATATAGAAAAGTATATTATTAAACCGTTTGATGAAGCAACAGATGATGAAAAGAGATTAGTGGGACCGTCAATCTTTGGGAATAACTTGTTTTTGTATCCTGAAGAAGAACCCCTTATGTATAACTATCTTGATAGTCTAAACATCCCACACGAAGAACAGTATAGAGATGTAATTAAATTTGTTTTTTCAATTGTTCAACATGATAAGGATGGGAAGATAACTCTTGAAGAAGCATTAAGAGTTATTAAAGAAATTAGAGAAACAGGCGGAAAAGGGCCATACAAGATAAAAGATTAGCACTTAATCAAATTTGATTAGGTGCTATTTTTATGCCCAAAACATGCTTATGGCTTTAAACTGTGCAAGGAATACAGTCAAACAAGACTTTAAAAAGGAGAAAATAACTATGAAATTACCTTTAGATTTACAATTTTTTGCAGAAGTAGAAGATAAACAACCTGATGTAGAGAATGAAAAAACAGAGACTACTGAACAAAATGAAGAGTCTAAACGCAATGATAACGAAAAACTTTATACTCAAGATGAATTAGAACAAGCGATTAAATCTCGTATGGATCGTGAGACGAAAAAACGAGAAAAGGAAATTGCAGAAGCTGAAAAACTCGCAAAGATGAATGAAGCGGAAAAGCAAAAGTACGAATTTGAAAAGTTACAAGAAGAGAATGAACGATTAAAAGCCGAGCAAAACAGATGGACACTCGGTAAAGAGGCAACTGTAATGTTGTCAGAACATCAAATTCAAGCGACAGACGACATTTTAAATTTTGTAGTAGGAAAAGACGCTGAGGAAACATCAGAGCGTGTCAAGGCGTTTGCTAAGCTTGTAGAGGATACTTCAAATGCATTAGTTCAAGATAAATTGAAAGGTAATGCACCAGTTAGACAAAAGTCGTCACAACCTTTAACACGTGACGACATTATGAAAGTTAAAGATCCATCAGAACGAATTAAACTTATTCAAGAAAATTCACATTTATTTAAATAAGAAAGAAGGAATTTTAAATGCCAGAACAAAATTTATCAACTAATTTAGGAAAAGCACTATCAATTGATTTCGTAGAACAATTCGGTCAACGTATGAAGACTTTACAAGAATTACTTGGGATTCAACGTACACTGCCACTATCTGCAGGGACATTAATTAAAACATATACTTCATCAGTAACACTTTCAGGGGAAGAAGTAGCACCTGGAGCGTTAATTCCTTTATCTGAAGCCAAATTGGAAGAAGGTCCATCACATGAATTAACTTGGGATAAAAAGCGTAAAGCAGTAGCAATGGAAGATGTGCAAAAATACGGCTTTGAATCAGCTGTTAACTTAAGTGATGCAAAATTCTTAAACGAAGTACAAAAAGGAATTAGAACAAAATTACTAAAGCAACTTGCTACTGGTACAGGAAAAGCAGAAGGTGCTGGTTTACAGCAAGTTATGGCTAAAAACTGGGCGGCAGTAACAGCTGCATTCGATGAAGATGATGTAGAAATCGTTTCATTCATTAACCCATTTGATGCAGGAGAGTACTTAGCTCAGGCTAACGTAACAGTTCAAACTGCGTTCGGTATGACGTATCTCGAAGGGTTCTTAAACAACCGTGTTGTGTTTATGTCAGCAGATATTCCACAAGGTACGGTGTACACAACTGCAGCTAACAACTTAGTTGTAGCGTATGCTGATATGACGCAGGGAGCGATTGGTCAAGCGTTTGACTTCTCTAAAGACTCAACAGGTCTCATCGGAGTTACTCACGACATCAATAAACAACGCTTAACAGCAGAAACGATTACGGCTTACGGTGTAGATCTATTTGCTGAACGTTTAGATGGTGTCATTGTTGGAACAATTGCTGAGAGCGTATAAATTTAAAGGAGTGATAGACTATGTATCCAGTGATACAAAACTTCTCTGATTTAGATGACAACAATCGTATCTATATAGCAGGACGTGATAAATATCCACGTAAAGGATATAAGCCGACAAAAGAACGAATTAAAGTATTACAATCTAGTAAGAACAATCAAAAACGTCCAGTAATTGGCGATGAGATTAAGACGACAAAAAGTAAAAAGTAGGTGATTTAATGCTCGCACGAATTAAAATTAGAAAACCAAGCATTAACACTGATTTAGCGAGTGAGTTTTTAACTACTGCTAAGGATCGTATTTGTTTAAGAGTTGGAATCCCGCAAAATAAAACATTTCCATCTGAATTAGAGTCGATTGCTGTTGAAATAGTAACAGCAATGTATAACAGATGGGAAATGAATCAAGAAGGCATCGACACAGAACGTGTTGATGTCTTTTCTGTTAAGTTCATCGCAAACTTGCTAGATGAGTATAAAGAAGAATTAGACAACTATAAAAACAAACTTGATGATGATGAACTGGTCTCATCAGGAAAAGATAAGTTGCGATTTCTATGAAATTTTATGACTTAATTTTATACGGAAAAGTAAAAACAAGTGAAGATGAATTAGGGAATCCTATTTACAAACGTGATGAGGTTGCAATAAATAAGGGAGCTCTAACTCAGTGGACGAAAGAAGATGTTGACGTGTTAGGTAGACCCTACACCGAAAATAATCGGAAGTTGCTTACTCAAGCTAGTATCGAAGTACTATCTGCTTCAGATGAAGTCCATATCAATGGAGAGATGTACAAAATAGTGTCTATTGCACAAGATTTTATACGATGGAGACTCTGTCATATAAGGAAGTTAAATCATGTCGATTAAATATGAATTAGCAGGTGCTGAAACATTAATCAGTGCTTTACGTGCAAAAGGCAATACTAACTGGAAGCAAATAACAAATGATAATCTTCTTGAAATGAGAGATAGAGCAGTTGCCACAAGTAATCCTGGAATGGGAGGAACACCTGTCGATACATCAGAACTAAGGCAATCTGTCAGTGTAGATTTAGGTAGTGGTGTTGTAGGATACACTAAAGATTACGCCCCACACGTCGAGTTCGGGCATAGAGAATTCTTCTTTGGTATGCCTACAGGTGGTTTTGTTCCAGGGCAGTGGTTTTTAAAAACAAATTTAAACATTCAAACGAAACTATACCAACAAGATTTAGCGGATGAGATGAAGAAAGGAGATTGATTATGAGGAAGTTGTCACTCACTGATATTAAAAAAGTAATCAAGCATCTAATCGATGAGAATACAGACATTAAGTTTGTGGATCACGTAGAAGTGAATCAGCCCGCCCCCTTTTGTTATGTAGAGGTTGCGAATACGGTTCCTAAGAACACAAAAACTATGTTTGTAACAGTCTATAACTTACATCTTCGTCTCGTTTCTAAATCAGCAAACTCTTCTATTCAACATGACAACAATATCCAGCAGATAGAAGAAGCATTTACTAATCGTTTGATATTACCGGATACGCTAGATGCTTTTAACCAAACAGATACGAGTATCGTTGCAGATTATATAGATCCAAAGACAAATGAACGTAACGCAGTAATTGGCTTATCTCTTACTGTCGCTTACGGATTTAAAACAAAAAATTAAAAAAGGAATGATTTAAATGGCTTTTGAGGATAACTTATATTGCGATTTTTCAAATACAGCAACTAAAGCAGTAGCGGGGAAGGATATCTTGCTTGCTATTTTTGACAACACAGGAGAAGAACTTTTAGCTATTGCGGGACAACAAGGGTTAACAATTAACCGTTCAGCAGATTCGCTAGAAGTGTCAAACAAGAATACAGGTGGTTGGAAAGCAAAATTACCTGGTATGAAAGAATGGTCAATCGATAATGATGGTTTATATGTATCGTCAGATGAATCTCATAAAGAATTAGGTAAAGCATACGAAGAAGGGAATTTCGTATGTCTGAAAGTAGTTAACCAACGCGAGAAAAAAGCATTATTTGGTGGTTTAGCTATTGTTAGTGACTACTCACTAGAAGCACCATACGACGACGCTATGACTTATTCTATTAGTTTAGATGGTAACGGTGCACTCGTTGATTTATCGAACAAAAACGCTAATGAAATGCCTGAAAAAGGAATTGTAGGGGTGTAATAGATGTTAACTATTAAAGACACTAATTTAGATTTAAGATTAACTACCGGTAAAGTGAAGAACTTAGAACGATTATTAGATATTTCATTAATGAGTGAATTAAGAAAGTCTACAGGTATGCTTTCTTTTTCTTTACTTGAAGGCTTATTTTCAATTGGTTTAATTGATGTTCAGGAAGATAAACCAATTCATGGTAAAAAAAGCAACAGACCTATTAGAAGAAGCATTAAAAGAACATGGATACATGGAAGTTAATGCATTCTGCCTAACTTGTGTTGAGAGAGATTTAGGTTTTTTATTCCAGTAGAGTTAGTTGAATATGATTTTTTCGAAATGGGCGAAAGAAACCATGAGAAAGAAAAGCTTGCGAGACCTTTTACATATGAACAAGGTCTCGCTTTTTTTGTAGTAAATTTCAACTACTCAAAAGAAGAATATGATGCACTCACAGATAGAGAGAAATTATTTATATATAAAGCATATGAGACGAAAATTGTGTCTGAAACAACTCATATGAGAAATGCGGTTATGAATGCCGTAGCCAATGCCATGCGTAAAAAAGGCAAGAAACCATATGAGTTATTCACTAAAAAACAAGAAAAAGTAGATGTAGCGTTTACTGAGAATGCTTTAGAAGTTATTCAAGATATTGAATCGACTGAAGGTAAATCATGGGTTGATCTGATCTACGTTAAAAACGGAATGAGGAAACCAACTCAGAAAGGAGGATAATAAATGGCCAATTATACGTTAACCGCTCAATTAAGAGCTAATTCATCTGATTTTGAATCAGGTATGAAACGTGCTGAAGCATCTATCGCAAACTTACAAACTAAGTTCGAATCAAGCATGAACAAATTATCGAAAACAGGAGATAATATTAAAAATATAGGTAGTGGTCTCACTAACTGGATAACAAAACCAGCTTTAGGCGCAGCAACTGCTGTAGGTAGTATAGCTATTGCCGGAGGATTTAAGCGTTTAGTAGATATTGACACTGCTAGCGCGAAACTTAAAGGTCTGGGCTATACAGCGGAAGAAATTAGCGGTAAATCAGGAATAATGGACAACGCACTCGATTCCGTACGTGGTACAGCGTTTTCCATGGGCGACGCAGTAACGACAGCTGCAGGCGCAATTGCAGCAGGTGTAAAGCCGGGGAAAGAACTCACTCGATATTTATCACTTACAGGTGATACAGCTGCGATTGCAGGTGCTGGTATGAATGAAATTGGATCTATCATGAATAAAGTTACGACGTCTAATAAAGCGTATAACAACGAGCTTGGAATGTTATCTGATAGAGGGTTACCTGTATACCAATGGCTAGCTGAAGCGGCTGGAGTTACAACAGATGAAATAACTAAAATGGCATCTGAAGGTAAAATTTCGTCAGAAATGTTATTAAATGCAATTGAAACGAATATCGGTGGAGCGGCGCAAATCATGGGGATGGAGTCATTTAGCGCTGCGATTGCTAACACATGGGCGGCAGTCTCAAGACTAGGTGCTGCTTTCCTAGATGGGGGTAATGATGTGGATGGATTTTTCACTAAATTAAAACCGCTCATTGGTGGTGTAGCAAAGTTAGATGAGAACGGTAATATCTTAAGAGATACCAACGGTAAAATCATTATGGAGTCCGAAGGGTTAATTCAAAAGATAGATAAACTGGCACCGAAGGCAACCGAACTCGGTAACAAATTCGCTGATGGTTTTCAGAAAATACTGGATTTTGTATCCGAAACTAAAGCGAAGTTTGACGGGTTATCTGCACCAGTTCAGGACTTTATCCTAAAAGCAACAGCAATTGGAACTGCGGTAGCAGTAGGGATAGGTCCAGCATTAAAAGTAATTGGATCATTATTAAGTTATGCGAAGTTTCTAACGCCTGTGTTTACAGCTTTAACGGGGCCGATAGGAATAGCTGTTGGAGTAGTTGCTCTGTTAGCAGGCGGTTTTATGTTGGCATGGAAACATTCTGAGACATTTAGAAATGGTGTAATGGGGCTAATAGATACTTTTCAGAATGTCTTTTCGTCTGTAGGGGCGGTCGTATTGCCTCTTTTACAGCAAATAGGACAATATTTTGTACAACTAGGTAAAAGTATCGTGGAATCAGTCGCACCTCATTTAGATACATTATCAATGGCATTTACAAGTTTTATTGGTAATATTACGCCGATTATTATGTCTATAGTTGCAAATGTAATACCTATTTTCACTCAACTAGGATCAGCAATTATGAGCATTGCTCAGGCAGTGTTACCTGTATTAATGAGTATGTTTGTACAATTGATACCGATTGTTCTTAGCTTGGTTGAAACTATATTTATGATTATAGGTGCAATGATGCCTACTATTTCTATGTTGGTTGGTGCAATCGTACCAGTGATAGTTACAATAGTGGGACTTCTTA